AAGATGAAACACGTGAACTTCGCATGGACGCAGCAACCCGTGAGATTGCAGACCAAGTTCGTCCTGTTGCTTCGGCATCAGTCAACGAAGATGTTGCAATGATCCGTGCGCTTATCAAGGGCGAATCACGTTCGGCCAATTTCGAGCGTCGTGATGTCCTGAAGTCAAGCACTGGTTCACCAGTACCAACTTCGTTCTACAACCAGGTGATCATGAAAGCACGTTTGGTTGCGCCAGTCTTGGCAACATCAACTGTCCTCAACACAGCAGGTGGCGAGAACCTTCAGATTCCACGTTTGTCAACCTACTCCGTAGGAACTGTCAACGCAGAAGCAGCAACACTGGGCGAATCCGATCCAGCATTCTCGGCATTCATCACACTCGGAGCATTCAAATACGGTTTCTTGACACAAGTGTCGCAGGAACTTCTTGAAGATTCTGGTGTTGACATGCTCAGCTTCTTGGCTGATCAGGTCGGTAACGCATTGGGCTTCGCTGTTGGTTCAGCGTTGACTGTCGGAACTGGCACACTTGAGCCAACTGGTATCGTGACAGCTTCGTCTGTTGGTGGTACTTCAGGCACAGCAACTGGCTTCACGGCAGACAACCTCATCGACCTGTACTACTCACTTGATGGTGCTGCTCGTCAGCTCCCAGGTGTTGGTTGGATGATGACTGGTCAGTCGATTGGTCGAGTTCGCAAGTTGAAGGACACGGCAGGCAACTACGTGTTCCAACCAGCACTCGGACTTGACGCTCCTGACACTTTGTTGGGCAAGCCACTGTACGAGAACCCATCAATGGCAGAAGCCACCACAGGCACCAAGTCCGTAATCGTAGGCCACTTGCCTTCGTTTTACGTGCGTAGTGTTGGTGGCATCAAGTTGGATCGTTCCGATGACTTCGCATTCAGCGCAGGTCTCGCTACCTTCAGAGCTCAATTCCGAGTTGACTCCAATTTGCCACAAACTTCCCACGTCAAGCATCTCCTCCAGCCGTAAGGCTTGAGGGGCTTGCCCCCTGACATCCCATAATTCCCCTAGGCTTAGGGTCGTATCGAACACGCAGGGCGATACGACCCTATTTCTATTTGCCCCCTGCGATCTGCGAAGGAGAAGGAAGTGAAGAATGCTGGTAATCATCAAAAACACAATGGTCGAACTACCACCCCTGGAAGCCGAGCTGTTGTTGCATCGGGGAATAGCGCACTTGCCAGAAGTGGCAGACCTACCAATGCCGACTCGATACGAATCCTCTGGTATTCCAACGCTCCCTTCGTCCCCACCGGCTACGGTACGCAAACAGCGCAAGCCGTCACAAGGCTCATCAAAGAAGGTCACGAAGTAGCAATACATGCCATGTACGGACTCGAAGGAGTTTCGTCTAATTGGAATGGCATCAAGATGTATCCACGTGGGATGGCACCATATTCAGATGATGTGCTAGTTGCTCATGGGATGGATTGGGCGAATGGCAATCCGAAGTTGCCTGCCTTAATCATGACTTTGTTTGATGTGTGGCCGTTGAAGTCGAAGTCCTTGGATATGGTCAAGAACATTGCGTCTTGGGTTCCGATTGACCATGCACCTTGTCCAGCCGATGTGGTCGAATGGTGCGCTCGTCCGAATGTAAAACCGATTGCTATGTCTAGGTTCGGTGAGCAGATGTTGAATGATGCTGATGTGGAATGTTTCTATGTTCCTCATGGCATCGAGTCAGTGTTCAATCCTGACGCAAAGTTTGTGAACGGTGACAAGACATTCACAGGTCGGCAGTTGATGGGTGATGTTCCTGATGACAAGTTTGTGGTGATGATGAACGCAGCGAACAAGGGTTCTAGTCCGTCACGCAAATCGTTTGCAGAGAACTTGTTGGCGTTCGGTATCTTCGCACAAGATAAACCTGACGCAATGCTGTATCTGCACACCGAGAAGGATGGTGCGATGGGTGGTGTCAATTTGATTCATCTGTTGCATGCTTGTGGGATTCGTGAGGATCAATACAAGATTGTTGACCAGTACGCATATCGGACTGGTTTCCCTCAGCAGGCGTTGGCTTCAATGTATGCAGCTGCTGATGTGTTGTTGTCTGCGTCTATGGGTGAAGGGTTTGGGTTGGCTGTGATCGAGGCTCAGGCATGTGGCACCAGGGTCATTGTTTCGGACTTCACTGCACAGCCGGAGTTGGTTGGGTCTGGGTGGGCTGTGGAGGTTCAACCGTTTTGGGATAATGCACAGCGTTCTTGGTTCTGTACTCCTCAGGTGGGTTCGATTGTGGATGCCCTGAGACACTCCTACGAGGCTCCTAGAGGGGTTGATCAGGTGGCTGTGGACTTCGCTAAGGCATACAACGCTGATGCCGTTTGGGAGGCTCATTGGAAGCCTGTGATGAAGGGACTCGCTGAATGGTGCCGTGCATCATCATCCCAGTCCTAAACCGATACGACTTGATGGAACGGGCGATTCGCTCGATTGACTATCCCGTCGAGCAGCTCATCATCATTGACAACGGGAACGGGTATGACCCTGACATGTTGGCTTGGACTGCGCCTTGGCAACACATTCAGAACTGGTATCTGTGGCGTATGCCAACGAACCTTGGTGTGGCACCTTCATGGAATCTTGGTATCAAAGCAACCCCTCATGCTGACGGTTGGATTCTGTTGAACTCTGATGCGTTCTTCAAACCAGGTCAACTAGAAGTGTTCTACAAAGACTGTGAACCTGATGCAATTACGTTGACGACTGGCATGCCTGGTTGGTCGTGTGCTTGGGTGGGTGCTGGTGTGGTTGAACGGGTTGGCTTGTTTAGTGAATGTTATGTGCCTGCATATTTCGAGGACAATGACTTCCAACAAAGAGCCTCAAGGATCAATGTTGAGGTGAAGGTTTCACAAGCAAAAATCGTGCATGACAATTCTTCAACCATTAGGTCAGATAATTCCTTGGCTGATAAGAATCAACGCAGCTATCAATCAAATCAGGAGTTGCATCAGTTGCGTTGGGAGTCAGGTGTTCCTGATGCTGGGCATTGGGATTTGAAGCGTCGAAGGGATTTGGGATGGGATTAGAAGATTTCAAAGGTGTGCATGATGGTGAGACGATCTTTGTGTTTGGGTCTGGTGCAACACTGAACTATTTGGCACCGAGTTTCTTTGATGACAAGATTTGTGTGGCAACAAACTTCTGTGGTTCAGTGTTCGGTTTGAGGAAGTATTACGTCTTCAGCCATTATCACTATGAAGATAACGCAATATCGGAAGCACAACTTGATGAGACTATTGCTATGTTCATCCCTGAACGTGAGCATGGCACCGGCGCAGAGTTCCCAGAGTTCATGCCAAAGGTTGTCACCTTCCCAACCACCACTGGTCGTCCTGGTGCATCGTTCAACCCATTCGGCAAGGACTGGCCTACTCTCGACAACTCGCTAGTCATTGGGTCATCTGGCATTCATGGTGCGATGCACTTGGCTGCGTATATGGGTGCGAAGTTCATTGTGTTGGTAGGTGCTGATTGTGGAACTTTGGGTGGTGCGCATCGGATCAAAGGATATGGGCTAGGGGATACTCCTTGGGAATTGTACGAGTCAAACCTTAGAGACATGAAGCAACGATTGTTTGACATATATGGATGTCATGTCTATTCGTTGAATCCATTTGTGAACTACAGTTTGGAAGGTACGCAGTATCGTGGAGCAGCGTCAATCAACTAGAATTGGAATCCTATGGCAATCGTCAATGGTTACTCGACCAGGAATCAAATCAAAGCAGCCCTCCGAATTGGTACGGCTGACACGATTGATGATGAACTAATTGACAACTGTGCTGGAGCTGCATCACGCCTAATTGATGGTTACTGCAATCGCAAGTTTTGGGTTGTTGGGTCTGCAACTTCTCGGGTGTTTCAAGCTGAGGATTCGTTCTTCTGTTCTATAGATGACATGTCTGGAACTGCACTCACTTTGCAAACTTCAACGAACGCTGACGGGATATTTGATACAACTTGGGCTGTGACCGATTATCAGTTGGAACCCTTGAACGGTGATTTGGATGGCATCACTTGGGCGTTTGACAAGATTCGTGCAGTCGGTGACTACCTGTTCCCAACTGTGAATGCTAACTATGGTTCGCAAGCGTTGGTGAAGGTGACAGCAAACTTCGGTTGGCCGTATGTCCCTGAGCCGGTCACGCAGGCAACGATCATTCAGGCTTCAAGATTGTTCAAACGATACGACAGTCCATTGGGTGTCGCAGGGTTTGGTGACATGGGTGCCATCAGGGTGAGCCGTGCGCTTGATCCTGACGTGGCTCAGCTTGTCGAGCCGTACCGGCGCATGCGTCTCTTCGCATGAGTTCGACCACTACTGTCTCCCAGATCAAGGCTGGTTTGGCTGCGAACCTGGCAACTGTGTCAGGGCTTAGGGCTTACGCCTATCAGCCTGACAATGTGAACACTCCGTTCGCTTGGCCGTTGCTGGATTCGATTCAATACAATGGGGCTATGGGTGGGGGTTTGATTACTCACCAGTTCACGATCAGTGTTGTGGTGGGTCGTTCGGCTGAGCGCACTGCACAAACTTTGTTGGATGGCTATCTGTCGTATAAGGGTGCTACTTCGATTCGTCAGGCGATTGAGTCGGATCGGACTTTGGGTGGGGTTGTTCAGGATTTGATTGTTGAGTCTGCGAACAACATCTCAACCCTTGAAGCGAATGACACAACGTATTTGGCGATTGACTTCGTTGTCACGGTGTACGCCTGACCCCTTGCCGTAGGTTGCTTGTGGCGTGTAGTCTTATGCAATCGGCTCAGCCGAGCAGACATCAACTCGAACGCCGATAGGCAGGAGAATACTCATGGCAAAGCAAGTCCTCACGAATGTCGCAGTTACCTACGGTACTGCTGCAACCGACATCAGCGCATACGTAACATCAATCACACTGTCGTCAAGTGCAGCTGAAGTTGCTACAACTTCGATGGGTTCGTCAGCTGTGACTCGCATTCAAGGTTTGATCGATAACTCGATCACAATGGAATTGCAACAGGACTACCCAACGATTGAGAAGTTGTTCTTCGATGCGTTCACTGCTGGTACTGCTGTACCGATGACAGTGAAGCCAAACGGCACTGCTGCTGCTTCGTCCAGTAATCCACAGTACGCATTTAGTGTCCTGCCTACATCACACGAGATGATAAAAGGTGCCATAGGCGACCTAGCCACAATGTCAATATCGTTTCCCATCTCTGGTGCAATCACCAAGACAGGCACTGGCGCATAGTTCTCATAATCCAATTAGTTACCTAGGGAGGTAGAGAATGAAAATAGCACTCAGTTTGACTAGTGCATTAGATGGCAAGCAACGAACAATCGTTGCTGCGTTTCCTGACTTCATTGCGTTTGAAAATAAATACAATCGCAGTGTTGCCAAGTTTGAAGCAGAACTAACCTTGACTGATCTTGCATACCTTGGATGGCATGCAGAGAAACGGTTGAAGAAGACTGGTTTGGATTTTGAATCATGGTGTGAAGAGATTGAAGCACTCGAAGTGGGAGACAGCGCAGACGCAGTGATCGTCCCTTTGGAGATAAGTCAGCCCACTGGGTAATTGCATATCTCGCTTGCGAGACAGGAATTGCACCATCAGTGTTGCTGGCAGAAGAACCACGAATGCTGTTCACCATGTTGGCGTACCTTCGTTGGAGAGCTATCCACCTAGGCAAGTAGTATCGGTGCATGGCCGTCTCCAATCCAGGCACAAGTCGTGCAGGAACATTCCGTTCAAACATTCAGAACGATGCGCCGGTGCAGATTCTTGGCATCAACGAGTATCTTCGTTCTGCTTCTAAGGCATACCCTGAGTTCAACAAGTATGCCCGTATTGCATCAAAACAAGTTGCAGAGTTGCTTGTTGTAGCAGCCAAGTTTGAAGCTGCTTCGGTAACTCGTAATCGTCAAGCGATGGAAGTTATGAAAGGTATGAGGGCGAGAAGTGATCGTGTTCCAACTATCAAACTTGATGAAAACTCGCTGTTCCAATCCAAGTCCAGGAAGTTTGGTTCTTCATACAACATCAAGAGCCGTCGAAGAGTTAAGCGTCAAGTGACCAGGGGCGACGTGTTCTTTGGTGCCGAGTTTGGTGGAGGGGCAAGACCAAATACCCGTCAATTCTTGCGTCATCGAGGCAGGTCAGGTTACTTCTTCTGGCCTACTGTGCGCAAACACAAGGCTGATATTGCTGATGCCTACTTGGGTGCGATTCAGAAAGTTTTGGATGGCTTGTCGGCTAAGACAGCAGCTCAGGCAATAGAACGTGAAAGTGTTGGCTCTGGGCCTTTATTAAGTGATTCTATGAAGGTCATTTAGATAGTTGACTTTGGCTGTGGTTTCGCTACCCTGTAGATAGGGAGGCGTTCATGGTTGTCTATTTTGATTCGGTCAAGTCTGTACAGCCGAAGCCGTTCGCCTCAAATTGGGTTGACCTCAAGGAACGGTTGATGCACCATGAGGAGAACCCCCACAAATCTGATGGTGCGTTGTGGTCGCCTGTTGAGTACTACCAAGGTAGGACTAGAGGGAACACTGCTGTTCGTTCCATTGAAGCGTTGGTGGTTGACATGGACGGAGAATCATTCGCCAACGCCGATCTAGACGGCTACGAATATCTTGCCTACTCCACCTACTCACATCGTCTAGACGATCCTCACTACCACTTGGTTCTGCCACTCGCTGAGCATGTACCAGCAGGACTATGGCGAGCAGTGTGGGGTGAGTTGCATGAACGGCTCAACCTGCAAGGCGACCCTGCAACCAAAGACCCTGCTCGTATCTTCTATCTTCCACAACACGCACCCGATCAACCGTTTGAGTTCCACGAACAATCAGGCAAGTTCATTGACACGAACTTCCAATACGAACCTGCACCGAATCCAACCCCAGCGTCACCACGCCAATCGGCTCAACCTCGACGCAAGCGCACTGTTCGTTTTGAGATGGACGATGCTTGGTGGGATGCTGGGAAACCAATGACACAGTATTCACATCTCGAAGGTCATGCGTTGTGGAAGACAATGGCTGATGATTTCCGTGTGATGCTTGCCGAGTACAGGGAAGCCGTGCGCTTGACTAGTCAGGATGTCATCTAGAATTGTTGCATGGCTGGTGAACGCACATTCGTTGTCAAGTTCATTTCCGATGTTGGTGGTGCAGTCAAAGGCATCAAGAGGGTTGGCGATGATCTAGGGGGAATGGGCAGAAAACTTACTTCTGTTCTTCCATCCTTCAAATCTGTGGCGATTGCAGGCACAGCAGCCTTCGGTGCCGTTGCTGCTTCATCGTTGAAGTTGGTCAGCATGGCATCCAACTTGGAAGAATCACAATCCAAGGTCAATGTCGTTTTTGGTTCTTCAGCAAAGATTGTCAACGATTTTGCTGAAACTTCTGCAAAGTCGTTTGGTATCACCAAGCAGGCTGCGTTAGAAGCAACAGGAACATTCGGAAACTTGTTGCAGGCATTCGGTACTGGAAAAGAACAAGCAGCCCAGATGTCAACCACGCTGATTGGGTTGGCTGCTGACTTAGCCTCATTCAACAACACCGGCATCGAGGATGCGATCCAAGCTTTGCGTTCAGGTTTGTCTGGTGAAACTGAACCATTGAAACGATTTGGTGTTGCACTGAATGATGTGCGATTGAAACAAGAAGCAACGACTCTTGGGTTGTATGACGGCAAAGGCGCATTGGATATTAATGCCAAGACCCAAGCAGCCTATGCGTTAATTCTTAAGGACACAGGTTTGGCGCAAGGCGACTTTGCTCGAACCTCTGATGGGTTTGCCAACCAGATGCGCATCTTGAAGGCATCGTTGAGTGATGCTGCAACCGAACTCGGTTTGGTCTTGTTGCCTTATTTCAAAACATTTGTCAAGTTCATCAACGAGAACATCGTTCCTGGTGTCATGGCATTCGCTGACACGATTGGTGAGAAGGGGCTTGTCCCTGCATTGGCTGCTGGTGTGGCTGCGATGGGGCAGTTCGGTATCACTACTGTCAATGTTCTTGAAGGTTCGTATGTTGCATTACTCAACTTCACACACGATCTATCTAAGACTGTACGTATTTTGGCTGATGCTGCTGCACTTGGGTTTGGTTTGCAAGGCAACATTGTTGGTGCTGGTAAATCGTTGGCTGTTGCTGTGGCCATGTCGAAAGTGCAGGATGCAACAAATGAGGCGTTGTCTGGTGCCGGTGCAATGTTTGATGGTTTCCGTGCGAAGGTTTATGCTGCGCAGTTGCAGATTGCTCAGATGGGCAAACCACCAAAGGATGTTTCAGACTCATTGGATCGTATGGGTCAATCAACCAGATCGGCAACTAACAGTGTCACAGCGTTTGTTCCTGTGGTCAAAGCATTAGGCACAGGTAGTGGTGGTGCAGCCAAGAACGTGAAGGATGCTACAGAGAAGTTGAAGGAATATACCGATGCGTTGAAGTCGAGTAACTCTGCACAGAAGTCGTTCACTGCTGCACAGAAGGCTTCGGTGAAGGCTGGTCAGTCGTTGACGGATGCGAACAAGGGTGTGGCTGATGCTCAGGCTGCGTTGGATCAGGCTGTGAAGGGGTTCGGTGCTGATTCTCCTGAAGCTAAGAAGGCTGCGAAGGATTTGGAGTTGGCTCAGCGTGGGTTGACACGTGCCGGATATGCCGTTGAGCAATCGGTGTTTGCTGTTACTGATGCTGAGGCTGCGTTGGCGAAGGTTCGTGCTGATCCTGAGTCAACTCCTCAAGCTATTCGTGAGGCTGAGATTGATTTGGCTGAGGCGAAGTTGTCGAGTGCTGATGCGATTGATGCGCAAGCTACAGCGACTATTGATTTGGGTACGGCACAGGGAACATTGAATGAGAAGGTTAGTGGTGCGTTGACGGATTCGGAGACTTACAAAACTTTGACTCAACAGTTGAAGGATGCAAAACTGTTGCAGGTCACTGCGACTGAGGCTGTGACTGAGGCGATTGAGGATGAGGCTGATGCGTTCGTAGCATTGAAGGATGCGATTGAGGCTGCTGGGAAGGTTGCTGCGTTGTATCCGAAGATTGTGGCTGCGAATCCGATGGCTGGTGTTGCTGCGACAATTCCTGCGACGGTGACTGGTAACTCGACTGGGTTCAATCCGAATGGTGCTGGTGGGTTGAGTCCTGTGATCAATGTGAATGCTGGTTTGATTAGTAGCCCAGCTACGTTGAGCCAAGAGATTTATGATTTGTTGACTGAGAGGGGAAGGCTCAATGGAATCCCTAGTTTCGGCAGTTTCTTTGGTGCAACTCGCTAATGGCTAAGGCAACTAAGTGGGGTTCAACTTACAAGGTGTTGTTGGATGTTGGTTTTCTTGCCAACGAGTTCATTCTTGATACTTCTGAGTTGGATGGGTTTGCTGTGTTGGATGGTTCCACAGACTTTGTGGACATCACAGAATATGTGACGAACATCAATATCAATCGTGGCCGTGCCACACAACTTGATTCCTTCCCTTCGTCAAGTTGCACGATTGTTGCTGATGATCGAATGGCTGACCGATTTTTTGATCCACTGAATACTTCCTCGGCATGGTATTCGGGTGGGACTGTGGGCATCGCACCACGTCGCAAGTTCGAGGTGTACGGGGGAACTGCCGGTACGCAAGCAATGTTCTCGGGGTTTGTGTACGACTTGAACATTGATTATGCCGATCCGAACCTGTCAACAGCAACGATTGTTTCTACCGATGCACTAGGCCAACTCGGTCAAACCGTGCTGACAGCATTTAACCCTTCATCACAGTTGACCTCTGCCCGTGTGTCAGCAATCTTGGATCGACCAGAGGTGGCATTCTCGACAGCTCTCCGAAGCATTGAGACAGGGGTTGCGACGTGTGGAACGGTTGCGTATGACGATGCGACGAATGTGTTGCAGGCGTTGAATGATGTGGCTGTGGCTGAGGGTGGGCGTTTGTTTGTTGATCGTTCTGGGTCGTTGAACTTTGATGCTCGGGTTGGTGCTGCGTCTGGTACTGCTGTCGCTACTTTTGGTGGTACGGCTGGGTTGCCGATTCAGTCTTTATCTAATGAGTTTGGTGCTGAGACTGTGTTGAATCGTGTGGCTGTTCAGATTGATGGTGGTACGGCTTCGAGTGTTGCTTCGGGTACTGCGTCGCAGGGTCAGTATGGGATCAAAACTTTGTCGTTGACTGGTGTGCCTTTGGTTGATAATGCTGCTGGGTCAGCGTTGGCTAATTTTTTGTTGTTGAAGTTTGAGAATCCGACAGTTAACTTCTCGGGGTTCACGGTGTTGTTGAATGCGTTGACGGCTGCACAGCAGGAGGTTGTGGCTGGTTTGGAGATTGGTGATTTGGTGTCGGTGTCAAAGAGCTTCAATGTTGGTTCGCCTTCTACGGTTTCACAGAACGTGGTTGTCGAATCTATTCGCCACAGCATCAATCCGAACCGTCATGATGTGACTGTTGGGTTGGGTCAGATTCGGTTAGCATTTGTGCTGGATACATCAAACCTGGATAACCCCGATTACGGACTACAATAGGAGCATTATGGCAATTAGCGCACCAACAACAGTGGGACAAGTTCTCACTTCAGCCTACGTTAACAACAACATCAATAGTGGTCTTGTTTATGTAAGCACCACAAGTCTTACGGCGAGTGGTCAAAACATTGCTAATGCGTTCTCATCTACCTACACAAACTACAAAATTATTGTAAGTAGTTTGGTTGCTTCTGCAACCAACACAAGCATTTCGTTTCGTCTTGGGTCATCAACTACACGGACAGAATATAAGTGGGCTGGCTCTAATGTTAACGTTGGCAGTGGTGTTTTAGCCTCAGACAATGGCCCGTCAGTCACATCAGCACAAATTGGTTATTCTAAAGGCGTAGACGGTCAAGACACTTCATACATTATTGAGTTACAAAACCCACAACTAGCAACCCGTAAGACTTATTCATCTACTTGGTCAAACGGTCAATTCAGTGGCACCACATCGGGCGTTGATGCTTTGCAAACAGCCCAAACAGACATCAATTTTATTTGTGGTACTGGCACAATCACAGGTGGCACTGTCACCATTTACGGCTATCGCATAGCGTAAGTGTTGCGTAAGAATACTTCTGCAAGATAAATCTGAATGAAATGATGTGCGCACTTCACGTTGGTTGATTGTTGCGCCAGCGTTGTTGGCTACTGCTTGGTCGTTTGTTTCACCTGTATCTGCTGACGATCAACCAGGGTTGAACACTACCTATTACACGATTGATGCGATTCCTCCTGTCAAGTCTGACGGTGTGTATCCAATTTGTGGTTACGAATTGGAGAACAATATCAATCGAAGCTATGACGGTGAGCCATATCTAGATTGCACGAACGACCTGTTCATGGTTCACATGACAGGGTTCATCACGATCCCTGTGCATCAAACCATTGAGTTTTGGTTGGCTTCTGATGATGGTGGCAACATCAATATCGGTGGCAACGAATGGGGCAACTGGTCTGATCAGGGTTGTACTTGGATGGAGTCAGGGCAGATAGACATTAGTGCAGGGAGTCAGCCACTTGACTTGTGGATGTACGAGAATGGGGGTGGAACGTGCATACTTCTTGCGTGGAACATTGATGGTCAAGGCTGGGAGATGGTTCCTGACGAAGCATTCACCACAACACTTGTTGCACCCACCACCACTACGACTAGCACCATCCCTGAAACCACCATCCCCGAAACAACAGTTCCTGAAACCACCATCCCTGAAACAACTACCACAACTACTACTACTATTCCTGAAACAACGGTGCCGGAAACCACGACCATCCCTGACACCACCATCCCTGAAACCACAACAACGGAGGCAACATCAAAAACCACAACAACTTCTACGACTGTCGCACCAACAACTGTTCCTGCTACAAACCCCTCGACCACTACGACACCTCCAACAACGACCCTGCCCCCAACCACAACCAGCACAACAACAACCCTGCCCCCACCCCAAACCACCCTCCCAGAGCCACCACAAGCCCCTGAGACGAGCGCACCTGAACCTGACGCACCATTGCCACCCATCAGCGATGAAGCCGTAGTCGAAGCCCTAGCCGACATCGAGCAGGCAACCCCAGCCGAAGTTCAAGCCATCGTCACAGAGCTGCTCGCCTTCGACCTCAGCCCAGACCAAGCCGTCTCCATCGCATCCGAACCGGCAGTGCTTGAAGTGTTGACGAATGATGAAGCCGAACAAGTATTTGAGCAGGTTGCTGTTGAGGAACTGACTTCGGAGCAGGCTGCACAATTTGTTGAAGCTATTGCCAGCGCACCAACCGAAGTGCGTCAAGCGTTTGAGTCTGTGTTGAATGTGTTCCAAGGTTTCGCTGATAACTATGTGATGTTGAATCAGACTGTGCCAATCAAAACTCGTCGAGCATTGATCGCCTTGGGTGCTGTATTCTTAGTGTCAGCCCCTGCACCAATCCGAAGGAATCGATGATGAAGTTGTGGGGTGAGTTCCATGCGTTGCTGTGGACAATCGCTGCTTCTGTCACCACCATTCTCACGTTGTCTGGGGCTATCCAACGAGTCGTGATCTGGCTCACTGTTGGGGCATTAGTTCTGCACTTGATCGGCGCACTCACCAAGAAAGAAGATAACTCATGAAGAAGTTACAAGATGTTGCAGGTCGTATCGTGGCCGTATTCCTATCGTCGGCACTGGCAATCGTTGGTGGTTCGGCAATCCTTGCCCCAGAACTCAGCGTGTTCAAAGCAGCAGCCCTTGCCGGATTCGCTGCTACTGCTGCCGTAATTCAACGCTTGGCTTCTGCCTCGCTTGATGGCAACCTGACAATGGATGAAATCAATGATGCCTTCGGCGCAAAGAAGAAGTAAGCACATGACAAAGATGCCTTGGCCTGTAGTACCAGTTCAGTTCTGTGTTCATCTTAAAGGCAAGAAGCCTTCCGAGATAAGTCCCACAATGCTTCGACCTATCAGTGGTGGTGGGCAGTTGCATCATTGTGCAGCTCGGGCTTGGGAAGCGATGAGGCA